GAACTGCTAAAACTGGTAAGCCGTATTTTGGCTATGTTTGCAGCGCACCAAAAGGTGAGCAATGCAATGCTAAGTGGGCAGTTACAGCTGCTAATGGCAGTTGGTTCTTTAGAGAGGAGGATTAAATGGGTGAAATGATAATGATTGATGGCTCAGGACTAAGCGCAAGATTTACCGAGCAAGGCGTAGTCCTAGAACCAACAACCGATCGATGCGTAAGCTGTAATGATGACAGATTATTACATGATGGTCAGTATTTGGTATGTGCTATTTGCCATTGCAGGCAATAGGAAAGATACCACAAAATGACTTTATTTAAGTGTAATGGTTGCAGTCGCAAGACTGAGTTTCTATGGCTTGAGCAGTTAGATACGCCAGATGGATTTAAGGCTTATCAATGCATGGACTGTGGCTGTGTTGGCATTAAAAATATAGCTGAGGCTTTATCAATTCCAGACAGCACAATTAGCCGGTGCAATCAATGTGGATCTTGGCAGTTTAAGGATTTGCCTTGTCATACTTGTGAATTGACTGGAGCTAAATGAAAATTGGATCATTATGCACTGGTTATGGTGGTTTAGACATGGCAGTTGAAACTTACTTTAATGCTGAAATGGTTTGGTGTGCCGAAAATGATAAATATGCATCAAAAGTCATTTATGAAAGATTTGATAAACCTAATCTTGGTGATATCAAACAAATTGATTGGGCTTCAGTTGAGCCAATAGATATTCTTACAGCTGGCTATCCATGTCAGCCTTTTAGCCATGCAGGACAAAGAAAGGGTGATAATGATGAAAGACATATCTGGCCGCACATACTTAAAGGAATTAGCATCTTACGACCAAAATACATCGTCTTGGAAAATGTCAGAGGGCATCTCTCTCTCGGTTTCAAAGAAGTTCTCAGCGACCTTGCCAAAAATGGGTATGATGCAAAATGGCGTATTGTTCGAGCTAGTGATATCGGTGCTCCCCATCAAAGAGCAAGATTATTCATTATTGCCTACTCCAATGGCGAGGGATTACAAAGGCAAATCGACGAGAAATATACAACTCCCGAATGCGGTGAGTTTGTTGCCAACGCCAACAGCGATGCATGTAAGAAACCACGACGAACCAATCGAGAAATATCGACAGAGAGTGGAGGATTTCAATCAAGGCAAAACACTCGGGAAACCCGGCGCAAGCACAGGTGTAGCTGTGAGATTGATAGCCACTCCCACAACGAATATCAGTCATACAACTGGCAAATGTCGGGATTGGGGGGCAGATTTGCTTCACGATGTGAAATGTCTATGCAGATCATACCGAATACATTGGTCGATGGAAAATTAAACGCTAAGTTTGTAGAATACATGATGGGCTTACCTGTTGGATGGGTAACTGATTTAGATTTATCTAGATCGCAACAATTAAAGATGCTTGGTAATGGTGTTGTTCCACAACAGGCTTATCATGCATTGGAGTTATTACATGAGTGATGCTGGTTATTCAGAAACTTGGTTAGACACCGATGATCTACGCATTATGACTTGCCGTCTGACCTGCGGTTATGTTAATTGATTTGGAAGGATATGATAACATGAACAGAAAGCGTTCGATCTTAAATCGAAAAGCTGGGTCGCCAACGGCTAGACCCGGAAGGCGCAGAGTTTGGGCGACCCTATTGCTAATTGCATTTAGCAGTTGCTTTTTAAAAGATTATTCCGTTGCTTATAGTCAATACAAAACACAGCATTATAAGCAATATACATTCATTGAATTAAATGATTTAGATCAGTATTACTGCATTGAGCAGCTGTGGCATAAAGAAAGCAGATGGTCGCCAACAGCTAAGAATGCAAGGTCATCAGCATTTGGAATACCACAAATTTTAAATATGAAAGAAACAAATCCATTTAAGCAAATAGATAGAGGATTACGCTATATTGAGCATAGGCATGGCACACCTTGCAACGCTTTGTCTTTCCATAATCGTAAAGGATATTACTGATGAGTAGCAGTGCATTACGATCTACTGGATCTACAAGGCAATGGACAAAAATCAAACAAAGAATACTTAGGCGTGATGGTTTTATCTGCCAATACTGTGGGCAAGAAGCTAATACAGTCGATCATGTAATTCCTCGTAGATTAAATGGTAATGATAGTGATGATAATTTAGTTGCATCATGTCGTAGATGTAATTTAGCGAAGGGTGGGCGGTTTTTTGTGAGCCATAAATAAATTATCGCTTACTAATTAAAATAAACAGATCATCAACACGCGCTTCTAATCTGTTCAACTGATCCTTCATGCTTGACCCACCATTAGGTCTAAGTTCTTGCAAATAGGCTTTAATAACCCAGCGTAGAACCAGCAATCCAGTCGCTATTAAAGTGCTTGCGCCAACGGCTAATCCAACCCATTCGTTCGGTGTCATTTCGCATTAACGCCATAATCTACTTCTTTACCGGAACTTGGATCAATTGCTTTAGCCAATGGTGCAACTAGCGCACCAAGTAATACTGCAAACTCTGGTCGAATGTCAGCAACAATTGCCAATGCAACAGTTAAACCACTTGCACCCACAGCTCTTAGATATGACTTAATTGCTGCTTTGTGTTTATTTGATAGTTTCATTTTGCTCCTATGGTCGGGCGACAGCCATTACCAATGAGTAACTTCTGCGCTTTAGATATACGCCATCGCCATTGGATTGACTGCCACTTTTGTCTGCTGATGTATTGCCTTCTATAACCTGCAAATACTTTAGAGCTGTATTGTTAAATTTGATTATGCCAACATGATCAGGTTCGGCATCTTTGTCAAATTGGAAAAATGCAATATCACCAGCTTTAGCCTGACCAACTGGGATTAACTTATTTGTTTCAGCAAAAAATTTAAGACCATGAGCACAGCTTGCAAATCCTTTTTTGGATTGCGATCTGACCTTGCCACCAAGTCCTGCTTTGTCATAGCACCAAGATACAAACATGGCACACCAAGGTTGATTGTTTAGTTCATACCATTCGCCATACTTTGTATCATTGTTGCCTGTTTCGGTATAACCAATCTCAGCTTTAGCAACCTCAATTAAACTTGGCACAATTAGCCAAGTAACAATTTAAGTTCATCGGCAGTTAAACCAAGACGATCGGCAATTGCTTGGCGTGCTTCGGCTTTTGCTTTAGCTTCGGCTAATTGTGCTGCAATTTCTTTTGCTGTTGCTTCTCTTATTTTTTTTTCAGCAGCAGTTTCATCGCGCTCGGTAATTGTTTCCTCACCAGTTAAAGCATTAAACTCTTTCTCTGTTATTTTCATCATTCTCCTTATGCGCTTGCGTAAACATAGACTGTGCCAGCATCAAAATTTTGATCTGCTGTTGTAAGCGAAACAGACGAAATAGTGCTTGCTGAATTGTAATAACCGCCGGGAATATAAGATCTTCTTTCGCTAGCCGTTCCCGAACCACCTAACCCAGTTCCAGCACCATGAAACAATTTTAAACCAGCAGAATTACAACCGCTAATAAATAGATAACCTTCCATAGTATCTGAAGCACTGTCACCTTGCCTAGCTAATAAAATAGAATCGGAAGGATTGCTATTTATTCCAGTAAATCTATTAGTGCTGTCTGCAACATAAGTAAAAAAAGGACCAGCCGCATAATAATTGCTTCCTGTGTCTGTATTTAATCTAACTCTTACGAATTGTCCATTAACTGTTGCGCTTGCACCATAAAAAAGTATCATAATTTTATCTTTACCACTTATGCCCGATATGGTAATTGTTGCTGCAGCTGTTAAAGCCGTGCCACCTGAGTTTAATAATGACCAGTTAGCACCACCAGCAGGTGTAATCCATTCTAATCCAGTTCCAGTAGTAGAATTTGCTGCTAATACCTGACCATTACTGCCAACCGCTAAACGGCTAACTGTGTCTGCTGCGGTTGCTGCAATAATGTCGCCTTTAGCATCAACAATTGTTTTAGCAATTGCTGCTCCAGCATTTGTAAATACTGTGGTGTCAATTGCAGTTCCAAGTGAGCGAATTGCTGCTGCGCCATCTTTAACCAGCGCGGTATCATCTGGAGTGCTCCAGCTATAATTGGTAGTGGTTGCCATATTGTCCTTTATCTCAGGCTACGATTGTAGCGTATTCCCATGTCAATGTTTGATCTATTGTTTGCCATGTTTCAGTTATTGGTGTGGTATTCCAACGCATCGCAACTTGGCTATAAGCCACAGGCGACAAGTTTATTGTCAGGAATAATTCGTTAAACCTTGTGCTCCATGACCAGCCTTCAACATATCCTTCAAACTCACCGCCTGAAATCTGATCCGGTAGGTTTTGCAGGTTAAGAGGCTGCCCCATAAATACACCAAGCAGATTATCCCGATCACTATTGTCAATCTCTGGATTTGTGATTGGGAAGGTAATGCTCTGGAATGCTGGTAATGGGAAGGCTCGTTGAGCAATATAACGATCTGCCACAGCTTGCGCATCCACAGCTGAATGAAGCACCGATTGAATGCTTTCGGCTTTGTAGCCATAAGTTGCAATTGATGTTGCAGATGTGGCTGTTTCCTGTGAACCAAAATTGTTGCCATAATTGATAGCAACATCGTTTCGAATATCACCTGACCGAGTAATTGTGCTAAGTCCTTGCCCTAATGCATGATTAGCACTCAGATCAACATAGCCGTTAGTGAGCAAATAGTTCTGCCTGTGGTCTGCATCGGCATAACCAATGTTGCCTTCATTGTCCTCATACAAATATCCAAATGCTGAGTTAGCAATAAGGCTTGCAATGTTGTAAATCGTATCCGTTTCTGCTGCTCTGTTTTCCATTGTGTATAAACCCGGAATGTCAATTTCACCCAGTCCTAGATTTAGCGCATTAGCCCATGTTTCAGTTGCATCGTATCCTGCCCAAGTTGTAGCTGCTGGCACATCATTCCAAGTGCCAAGCAATACGCTAGACAATAAGTCATAAATCTGATTGCCATCCTCATCTTGTGAGATTGTGCCTAAATATAATTCTTTTGCTAATTTAACAAGTGATCCCATTGCAAGGACTGTGTATTGGATAACAGTTGCATTTGATCCTGTTGCACCAACGGCAACAGTTATATCTGTAATGTCGCCACCAAAAATATTGACATAAGCAGCTGATGTGTTTTTAACTTGCAGACTTAAACTGTCGTTAATGTCAAATGGCAAGGTTTGACCAGATAAAGCCACAAATGTAATCTGCAAATAAGATGGATTTGGTTGCTGGTAAATATCTGTTCGACCAGCCTCATGCTGAATGTCGCTTATTGCAATGTCTGTGTAATCAACACCTGCAACTGTAAGTTTCCAATCGGGCGACCATGCAGTCATTGTTTCCTACTTTACAGCTGCGCGAGATAGATATGGATTTGATCTTGCTGCGCTGTCATTAACAACCTTAGCCACAGCTCTTGCAGCACCTTCCCCATCAATAGCATTAACTGTAATGTTTGTAACACCTTGACCTGTTGTATAACCGCCACTAGGTCTGCTTGGAACTGATGGCAATGATGATCTGCCTGCTGATGGTGCTGGGTTAGGTAATGCACCAATATTAACTCCGGGAATTATATTAACTGCTCTAATTAGTTCATTAGCAAGTGATACAACCAAGCCAATTGCTTCTCTTAAAAATGTAATAAATCCTGAAATAATTCCTGAAATACTTGCAATGGTTCTGCCAAAACTTGCAGCACCTTGTTGAGTTTCTGATAACGCTGCATTTAATCCTGCATCACCTGTTAGTCCTGCAATAAATCCGTTGAGTGCTGGAACACCAACATCGTTAATAAATGTAATAAACTTCTCAACCTGTGGAAGTAAGGCTGTGCCTAAACTTTCCTTAGCCTCATCAAATCCAACCTTTAAGCGATCAATCTTGCCTTGAAAGGTTTCAGCGTTTGTAGCTGCTGCGCCACCATAGAGTTCAGATAGTTTTGCCTGCACTTCTGTGAAAGTCAATGTTGAGAGTTCGGCTTTAGATAATCCAAGTCCTAATCTGCCAAGAGCCATTGTGTTGCCATCTTGCGCACGACCTAATGCGTTTGCAACTGTTTCTAATTCAATGCCTTTGCCTTTGCTAATATCTAAAGCAAGGCTTAATAATCTTTGTGCTTCACCGGTATCTTTTGTGCTGACTGCAAGTCTTTGCATCGCTGGTCTAAGTTGATCATCAGCAACGCCTGTCGCTAAAGATGTTTGCAAAATAAAATCTTCAGTTGCCTTTATTTGGTCATTAGTAGCACCTGTGGCAGTCCGTAACGCATTGGCTAACCTAAGTTGTGCAGCCTCATCCTCTATTGCAGCCTTGACCCCATCAACGGCTAATTTAGTGCCATAGGCAACGGCAGCAGCAGCAGCAACGGCAAATGCAGCAGCAGCCTTCTTTCCAAATGCTGAAATCTTTTCGCTGTTAGTTTCAACGGCATTGTCAGCTTGGTTTAATTTATTCTTAAGATCATCAATATCCGCAAGGATCTTAAGCGATAAGGTTCTGGTATCTCTTGCCACTTATGCCCACTTATCTAGAATGCGATTGTATGCCGCTTCCCACTTGCTAATCAATTCAGGCTGAATTCTGCGAAGCGTTGGATAGATAAACCATCCACGCGAACCTCTGCCTTGTCGTCCTGAATATGCAGGGAACTGTTTGAACTTATTAGATCCAAACTCAACAGCACCCCATAAGGTTTGCGTGTTAGCCCCACCTGAAAACTTCTGTCGTGCAAAACCATATTTGAACTCACCGATTTTGCTGGACTTTGAGATGCTAACGCCATCCGCAACTCTTTGCGCAACCTTGCCTGATTTTGTTCGACCTCTAGCTGCTGTTTTAATTTCCTCAGCTGCGTATGTCGCCAGAGCAGCAGATTGAATTCTTGCTTCCTCAGTCGCTTGATCATCCATAACTTTGAAAGCCTTGAGAATATCGCGTATGTCATTGCGATTGTAAGCAATTGTTTCACTTGCCATACCTCGCCTCCAATACTTCTATCGCTGTCAAAATGTCGTCTGCATCAACCCATTCACTCATTGGTATCTGTGTGGCAATTGCCAATTCAACCAATAACCTGCTTAGGCTTCCTGCTGCGTGGCTTTTGGGTCTGCATCACCGACTATTACATCGCTGACTGTTTCCATCCAAGCCTCAAATGGTTTAACTGGTTTTCCAGCAGCTTCACGCTTATGTGCGTTGTATGCTAAAAACATCAGATCCCACATGCCAAGTTTTTCTTTTGCTTGGCTTATGGTGTTGCCAGTTGTCTTTTCCCATTTAGCCCACTCAGGCGGTTGGGCAATATATGTTGCTTGCTCGCCTGAGTTATATTCAATTGTAATTGGTAACTTCATTTTTTTGCTCCCGTTTCTATTTCTTAACTAAATGTTTCGGTTACTGCTCCACCTGTAACTAGGAATTCGTATGCAACTGTTTGTGCATCCATTCCTGATCCACCAACTGTTGGGTAACTTGGCTTAATTGGAAATGAAAATGATGCGCCTGTTGCGCTTACCAATGTAATTGTGATGTCTGTGTCTGGTGCGCTATCGCAAGCAGTCCAAAGTGCTTCACATACGGAACTTGTCTTGCCCCAATCGGCTAACATTTCAAGTGCAAATGTAGCTGATACATTTGTGGTTTTGTAAGCCTCGCCATCAAGTGTTTGATAGGTCTGTCGCTCTAAAACCTTTGTTAAAACTGCGCTGGTTGCTTGTGCTTCGATGTCTGTTCCACCTGTGAAAGACAACGAAATATCGCGACCGGTGATTACTGTGGTTGCCATGATTTCTCCTTAGACTGTGCGTGTGTAGTAGGTAGATACTCGAACATCTGCAATAAGCAAAGTCGATGCTCCGACTGTGGTAACTGTTGGTCTTTCGACCGAGCTGACAATATATCCAACTGGAATTACTGCCAGAACGCTAATTACTAACTGCTCAATGTTATCGAGTGATGCAGGATTGCTGTTGTAAGCAACTGCAACTGATATTGTAAAATTGACTTTTGCTCTAATATTGCTTTTGTTTATTGTTTCAAATTCTAGGTATGGACTATCTGGCACGACAACCACAGCTGGAGGAATAACTGTTTCAGGCACGAATGCATAAACATTTCCTGCAACGCTAGATAACGCGCTTGCCAAAGGTGTGCGGATCTGTTGAAGGATTGTTTCATTAGGCATTTATTGACACATACCTTCGGGATCAATATAACTTCCTAATAATCCAACACATTTGTTAAATAATGATCGACCCATTCTGAAAGGTGTAGCTGTAAAATCTACTCCTTCAATTTGTCCGCCTCCGGCAAGTCTGGCTTGGAAGACTTCAACTGAAACTGTATAGACGGCTGATTGAACAGCTGCATTTCCAACATAAGTTGATCCGCCAGAAAGGGCAGCAACTCCGGATGGGATGACATTAGCCTCGAGTATGTCGGCATTAGTGATCGATTGCGAAAAGGTATATTGTTCAAGATTATCTGCCAGCACAACTCTTGTTCCGTTGTATGGTGATCCGCATCCTGTGATGACAACTGATTGTCCTTCGGTAAATTCATGTATTCCTAGTGTAGTGAAAGTAGCGACATTATCTGTCAGCGATACTTTTTCAATTGGGCTTTTGAATGTAACTAGCATTGGCAGAATAACTGTTTCTGCTGTGTCAATAATTTGATTTAGATAAGTGTCGTCATACAAGGCAGATGACACACCAAGCACACTTCGCAACTGTGAAGCTGTAATTATGGTTGGCATGTCATCTCCTTTAAGTCTCCCTAGAGCAACTGCCTGTGATCGGGAGCAACCACAGGCATGGATTTATTTACTTATTTATCAGGTTTGGTTCCAGCATGCACCAAATGGGATCTTTGGAGCAATTGCTGCATAACCATAATAAAGAAGATCTACTGTTCCATCAGATTGAATGTTGGTGCGTAGATTAAAGCGTGGGCTCTCATACCAAGTCCAAGCATTAGGATTAATTGTTACCATTGAGAAATCACCAGTTGAAGTTGTTCCTCCAGCGTTTCCAATTGAACGGCTAACATACAGATCTAATCCTGGTGATACACGACCACGCAACGATCCAGCTGTTGCAAGTCCTGCTTGGTTTGACGGATTGGCTGCATTGTAAAGAGGTGCGCCATTGTCATTGTAACCCATGATGTTTGCCCATTGACCCGGTGATACAACTAGGTTTTGTGCAAATCCTAATGAAGATGAATAAACAGCTGCTGCCGCATTTGATGTATAACTCAAAAATCCAGTTGATGAGTTTGCAAATACTGCTGTTTGTTGTCCCGCTGCTTGAATTGTTCCAACTGCGAATTCATCAGTAACTTTTGCATAGGCAAATTCAAGTTGTTGTAAGAGAGCTGTCAGATATTCAGGCCGGCTTCTATCAATGAGCTCGACAGTTGTAATCGCGCGACCTTTGAAAGATTGGACTGGAACTGATAAGAAGGTTGCTGATAATGAACTGTCAGTAACTGCTGCATTTTCTGCCACATTTGAAACTACTGGGACAGCAGAAATTTTTGGCAATTCGAAAGTCATGCCCTCTGTTACTAGACTTTCACGACTTAGCGCATCAATCATTCCACGATCACCAGTTGATAATGAATTGATGATTTGTGTTGATTGGAATGTTGGGATCATTCCGGGAGCAGTTGATGTTGTATTATCGGCAGCACGAACATACTGACGGCTATCCTCATCACCTAAAACATTTGCTTTTAAGAAATGCTCTAAGTAACTTGTCTTATCTACGATTGGTGAGCGTGGCTTTGTGTAAGCAACAGGTTGTGTTGCTTGGATTGCCACAGGCTCAGATTTTGCAGCTTCTACCGCTTCGGTTGCGATAGGAGCATCTGAAGTTGTGTCAGACACTTTGTCCTCCTGTGTTGTTGTATCCTCAGCGGTTGCTTCGGAATTCTCTGCTGGTGTTTCGGTTGCTGCGATATCTGCAACTCTTGCGCTGTCAATTGCTGGATCAGTTACCAAACTAACCTCGACTAATGTCGCTGCTTTAATAATCATTACTCCATCTTTATTGTCAAATTCATCTACCATTACACCGACACTAAAACCATCGCGTATTCCAAAAATTGCCTCTTCAATTGCATCATCCGCTGCAAAAGTTTTTGCAAGTTTGAAGGTTGCGTAGATACCTTTTTCTTCTTCATCAACTTCACTCATTTTGCCAATTGGTCGGGTCTTGTCGTGTTCTAGTAATAACTTGACAGGCTTGCTGAAATCAATGCTGTTTTTTTGAAATACTGTGCGACCAGCAGATGTTCTGCCTTCCTCGCCCCATGTAACAATTGTGCCGGCAATAGTGCGCTTGTTGCTATCAGCAGCTGTTAGAGTAATTGCATAATTTAATTTCATCGTATTAGATCCTCTTCATCTTGTATTTGCTCAACGCTCATTGCGCCAATGCGGTTTAGGATTTCATAAACTTGCGCACGCTCTAATGCAGATCCACGCAAGAAGTCATCAATGTCCCAACGAACCTCAACGCCATTTGGCACGAAATCCGCAAAAGAAAGTCTTTGTTCCAACGGCGTAATTATATTTCTCAAACTGAAATCGATAAGTGCTTTGCGCTCCATAACAGTTGTGCTATATGTTTGACTGGTTAATTCAGCAGATAAGAAACTTGCCGGAATGCCTACGGCGCGTGCGCATTCGGTTGCGAGGTATTGACGAGCTTCATTGAGTTGAAGTTTGGCAGGATCAAAACCTAATGTTTGTAATTCAACATCAGCATTTAGGAATGCAGTTGATCTTGTTGCTCTACTTACTTTCCAACTTTCAAGCAATCTTGTAATTCTCTCTGGAGTAAGGTTTGTTCCATTTGATTTAAGCACCATTGTTGGAACTGGTTCTTTAGCATACATCTCGGCTGCTTTTTCTAATTCTTGAGCTGCTTTAATTGTGCGACCTGCACGATTTAATACACCTTCATCCAAACCTGAGAATACTATGATTGCCAACACCTGATTGTGGAATTGACAAATTATCAATAAAGTATTCGGTGATTTCAGTTTGTAAAGCGTTAGTGTTATAACTTACTCGATTTGGTGCAACTCTTGTCCATTGTCTAATTCTTCCGCCATCAGATGACGAATACGCATCTAAAACAATTCCATAAGCAACTCCATTGAAAAGTAAATCCTCAGCTAAAAAACTATAAATTGCAGATCCGGCAATTCTAGGATCTGGTTGCATAATGCCTTTAGTTGGTCGCAGATATTCATTTGTAAAATGATTGTAGGTTGTAATTGGCAAACCAGCGATTGTTGAGCAAATTATATTTCTTGCTCTTGCCACAGCTGGAACTGACATTGCTTGTTCCCGAGTTGCTGTTTGTGCGCCAAAGAATAAACTGCCTAAAGATTGTTGTGCATTAAATGGCACGCTGGCAGATACATCAGTTTCATTAAATGGTTTTTGGTTTGTCAGAAATCTATCAAATAATCCCATTAGCACATAATATACCATATAACCTAATTATCCGATTTGTATGTCAATTTCCGTTTCAGGTTGTGTCGCAAAATATGTAACTAGAGCGGTTGCAACGCTGGCACAAACTGCAACCCGACTGGCTCGCCTTCCAATAATCCAAGATCCATCACCATAAGGCAATTTTGCAGCTGACAAGGTTTGCTGCGTTAATTCCTCTTGTCCAGAATGCTGCAATCTGTGTGAGTTAATCGCTCCTAGCCATCTATCACAACTCTCTGCATAAATAGCTCCATCCATGTCGGTTACTTGAATGCCGGCAGGAACTAGCCTTGATGCAACTGCCTGACTTGTCCTTTTGCTGTAAGCAACAGTTTGTGTGTTGTATTTTCTGACATAAGGCGCAATATCGTTGGCAACTGCTAAATCGTTTAAGCTGTAATCATTTGACCAAGTATGAAGCAATTGAATATAAAATCTTTCACCCGATAATCTTTGAGCAGCAACTAACGCTCCAAATTTACGATCTGGACTTAAATCTAATCCAAGCCAAGTAGGTTGTTCAGGATCTAGCGGAATTGCATCTATCTGGCACATTGCCCACTTTTGCGGATCAATTGCGCTGTTAATTGTATCCACCCATTGCGTAAGTAATTCTGTGCGCACAATATCCGGTGGATCATTGATTGCAGCTTTAATGTTATCTGGGTGAATTGTAATTCGAAGGGATGGGTTGGCTTGAGCAAATGCACTCCAGTTAATCTCGCCTGACGGAAGCAAGATAGGAGCATCAGGTTCAGCACTCCACTCAAACCAACCTATCGGATCGTTAGTCGTGGCTGAAGCCAACGCCCTCTCACGCAATTTGTTTAAGATTACGGAATGTTGATCACCAGCTGATGAATAAACCCATACTTGCGGATTTTTAGCAGCCATCATTGAGTAACGCATTGATGACCAAGCATCCTCATCTTTGTATTCTCGCAACTCATCCATGTGAATTGTTTCAGGTTTGCTTAAACCTCTAGCTGCATTGTTAGCAGCTTTGACAACAAACCGCCTGTTGCCAAATAACTCTATTTCCTCTGCGCCATGTTGCCACCTGATTTTCTTAACTTCCTTCTCAAGTGCCGGATGTGTTTCAATCAAGCCAACAATCTGTCTAAATGTTTCAAGTGATGTAGTAAGTCTGTGAGCTGATGCAAGTTGTAATCCTTCACCCCAAACAAACATGCCGGTCAAGATACGCAACATCATAAATGTAGATTTTCCGTTTTGCCTACTCAGCAGTAACCCAACCTCATTTGTAGCCCAGCGATCATCCTCTTTTACTTTGTGAGCATGAATTGCAACAAACTTTTGCCAATCCATCAGCTGTATGCCAAGTTCGGTTGCAAAATCAATCATCTCTTGACCTTTAGACGGCAAATCATTGAGTTTTGAGCAAATACGCGGTGTTTGCACACCTCCTAATGTCGATTGAGCGTGATCTAGGCTTATCTCACCAGTTTGTAATTCAAT